CACAATATCCTTCGCCAGATATATATAATTTTCTAAGATCTTCTTTAAGATCGGTTGATAAAGATATACCTGTTTATATGAGAGCTACAGGTAATCCAGGAAACGTTGGTTCACAATGGGTGAAAGAGATGTTCGTAGAACCCGCAGAACCAAATACAGCTTTTGATGTAGGGATAGATACGCCTAATGGTATGAAATATATTACCAGAAGATTTATTCCAGCAAAGCTACAGGATAATCCTTATCTGATGCAGACTGATGATTATTACATCATGCTAGCATCTTTACCAGATGCACAGCGTAAACAGTTCTTAGATGGAGATTGGGATGCGTATGAGGATTCGGCTTTTCCAGAATTTAATAAAACAACACATGTGGTCGAACCTTTTGAGATACCTAGAAGCTGGTATAAGTTTCGTGCTGCTGACTGGGGTTATTCTTCTCCTGCTTGTGTCTTATGGTTTGCTATTGATTACGATAATAATATATGGATCTATCGAGAGCTATATACAAAAAAAGTAACAGCAGATCATTTTGCAAGACAGGTAGTAAGCCTAGAGCAGGGAGAATACATACATTACGGGGTCTTAGACTCCAGTACATGGGCAAGACGAGGTGATGTGGGCCCAAGCATCGCAGAGACTATGATACAGAATGGCTGCAGATGGAGACCCTCAGATAGATCACCCAAGAGTAGAATTAGTGGTAAATTGGAAATACACAAAAGATTAAAAGTTGTAGACAAGGAACCAGGAATAAAGATATTTTCTAACTGTAGAAATTTAATTAGGACTTTAGGATCTTTACCAACAGATGATAAGAATCCTGAAGACGTAGATACTAACGCAGAGGATCACGCATACGATGCATTACGTTATGGTTGTATGAGTAGACCTACACATCCTAAATATGCAGAAAGATTTAGAACATCTTTCACGGATGATACATATAGGATGGCAGATAATAAATTTGGATATTAATATGAATAGAGTTACAAGACAGATGTTATCTCATATATCTACTATTAACAAAAACATAGTAGAAAAGATGTTATCAAAATTATGTAGAAGAGAAGTTAATATAGGTGCGACTGGTACACAGAAATACAGATTAAAAAAGGGGCCTAATAAAGGTAAGGTATTAGATGCCACTAAATAAGAAAGGTAAAAAAATTAAAACATCTATGACTAAAAGATATGGTAAGAAGAAGGGTGAATCTATCTTTTATGCTATGGAAAATTCTGGTAAATTAAAAGGTGTCAAAAAGAAAAGTTCCAGAAATAAATAAAAAAAATTTTCCCTATGATCTAGTGATCGCATACTGGGAAGATATAGTTGGATCATGTGAATGGTCTGATATACCAGATATAAAAAAAGCTAAGACAGCAACATGTTGTAGTTTTGGATGGTTAGTAGAACAGAATGAAAAGACTACAGTCATCATGGCAGATTTTATATTTGAAGATAATGGGACAATAAAACAAGGTGGTGGACATACAGTGATACCTACCAAGAATATAATTAAAATTAAGAAACTAAAAATATAATAGGAGATATCAATGGAAACAAAATTTGATCCAAAGGCTAAAGTTAAGCAAGGACAATTTAGTGATGCACCTGAAGGCAAACAGCCAAACAGGGAACATGCTAATATTGATTTTGCTAAACACGCACCTAGAAAATATGAAGCATTCGAATATGATGTGAATGAGCCTAGCAAACCTGGTTCTGAGCATGTACAAGATTCATTGTTCCAGATGGCTGACGAAAAAGACTATTAATGAGTCTTGGGCCTAAGAGCAATTTTATACCTGTAATTTATGCAGGTACTAAGAAGAAAAAGAAGAAAACCCAAAGGAGAAAACATGGACATAAAAAAAAGATACAAGGAAGGCGAACTAGCACCTGATGCACCTAAGAAACCAAATGAGCCTATGGAGTTCAGTGGTGGATATAGTGGCCCTAAATTAGGACCAGATGTAGAAGGTAAAGCTACTAAAGCTGGAAACAAAGTAGACCCTGCAATCTTTAGAATGGCTGAAGAAAGAGATTACTAATAGATATATTTAATGCACGAAGAAACTAAAGAAAAAAATGATGGCTATGAAGCTGAAGGTAATGCTCTAGTTGGCTATATAAGAGAAAGATTTCAACAGGCCGAGACATCTAAGATCTATGATGAGAAGAGATGGTTAAAGGCTTATAGAAATTATAGAGGATTGTATGGTCCAGAAACTGCTTTTCGTGAAAATGAAAAGTCTAGAGTATTTGTTAAAGTAACAAAGACTAAAGTTCTCGCATCATTTGGTCAGATCATAGAGGTATTATTCTCTCAAGGTAAATTTCCCCTAGGAGTATCTCCTACATCAGTACCAGAAGATATTGCGGATAAGGCACATCTAAATCCACAACAAGCACAACAACCTCAAGAGCCGAGAGATCCATATGGATTTAATGGTGATGGTGCAGAAATACCACCAGGTGCAACTGTTAATGACTTGATGAAAAATCTAAGTCAGGAATATGCTAATGTTGGTTTTGAGGAAGGGCCATCTTATACAGGTGCTCCGCAGATTGAGCCAGCAAAAATGGCTGCAGAAAAAATGCAAAAGTTATTGCATGATCAGTTAGAGGAAAGTAAAGCTATTACAATTCTTAGACATGTATTTTTTGAGATGGCTTTATTAGGTACTGGTATTTTAAAAGGACCATTTACAGATATAAAAGAATATCATTCGTTTGATACATCAGAAGATGATGAAGGTAATATAGCTAACGTGCATGTTACAAAAGTAAAAAGTATTCCAAGTATAGAGGCTGTATCATGTTGGGATTTTTATCCAGATCCAAATGCTACAAACATACATGACTGTGATTATGTAATTCAAAGACACTCTTACAATAAACAACAGTTTGAGGATCTAGCAGATAAACCTATGTTTAATAGTGATGCTGTTAAAGAATGTTTAGAGATGGGGCCTAACTATCAGACAAGAGGATTTGAATCTTCTTTATACGATAGAGAAAATATACAGACTATTTATAAAAACAGATTTGAAGTTTTAGAATATTGGGGAATAATAGATAAGCAGACTGCAGATGAATGTGGTTTAATGTATGAGGGAAATGGTGATGTAATATCTGTTAACGTATGGATATGTGGTAATAAAGTTTTAAGAATGGTTGAGAATCCATTCACACCAAGTAGAATACCTTATCTAGTTTGTCCATATGAATTAAATCCATATCAATTCTTTGGTGTAGGTATACCAGAGAATATGGAAGATTCACAGATGGTTATGAATGGTCATGCAAGAATGGCTATTGATAACTTAGCACTTGCAGGTAATCTAGTATTTGATGTTGATGAGACTATGCTAGTACCTGGACAGGATATGAAAGTATTTCCTGGTAAGATATTTAGAAGACAGAGTGGTCAGACAGGACAGGCAGTACATGGAGTTAAGTTTCCTAATACTGCATATGAGAATTTACAGATGTTTGATAAGTTTAGACAGTTAGCCGATGAGGCAACTGGTATACCTTCATACTCACATGGGGCTACAGGTGTACAGTCTACAACTAGAACAGCATCAGGCATGTCAATGCTTATGGGTGCTGCAGCATTAAGTATTAAAACAGTTATTAAGAATATAGATGACTATCTATTAAAGCCCCTAGGACAATCATTATTTTATTGGAATATGCAATTCAATGATGAGGCTCCACATATAAAAGGTGATCTTGAGATTAAAGCTCAAGGAACTTCTTCTCTAATGCAGAAAGAAGTTAGATCTCAAAGATTAATGACATTCATGCAGACTGCATCTAACCCTGCACTTGCACCGTTTGTTAAATGGCATACTTGTTTAACAGAGATTGCTAAATCTTTAGATATAGATCCTGAACAATTAATCAATGATCCAGAGAAAGCTGCGATCTATGCACAAATAATGGGGATGGTAAATGGAACTCAAAACAATACAGCCGCTGCTGGAGGACAAAGTCAAATGGCACCAACTGGAG